TCAGCGATCAGGGCCATCAGGAGAATGCTGGTGACGGAGATTATCCCCATTACGGTATATGCTGAGATCTGATCCATCAGTGCAGGCTCCCATACCAGTCGTCGATGCATATCCAGACGGCGATGCAGCCCTCCGAGTTGAAGCCCCGTGTCGAGGCGTCGAGCATGAACGAGGCCGCCGACACCGCTTCCATGCCGCCCAGTTCCACCAGCCCATTGCAAATATCACGCACCTGAGATGCGCGATCATTGGGCGGAATGTCAAAGTAGTTATTGGCTACATCGAGTAGCCGCGCCATCAGGGCGTCGAACTTCAGATCAGTCTCCATCATCATCCTCCTGATGCTCAATCACGGGGAGCCGGGCCTTCATCAGCGCGGCACGTAATTCGTCTCTCGCTTCGTGCGACATATCCTCAATCGCAAGTCTAACTGGCTGTACTTGAACCGGGCCACCGCCTTCTCCAGTAAGCTCGGTGATCTTGCGCTCAGTGTATTCTTCCCTAAACCTTGCCTGCATGGATGTGCGCCAAACGGCTGCATTGAACTTGTCTAGGAACAGCCCGGCTCGACCGGCTTCTTCCCACCAATGCTGCTCTGCTTGTTTGGCTCTCTTGAGCGCCGCAGAAAATTCGGGATGTTGACTCGCCCAGTCGATGAGGTTCTGCCGCAATACACCTAATAGGTGTGCTATGGATGTCAGGCTATGTCCCTGCACTCCTAGCTCTACTACTGCATCACAGTACTCTGGCTGGTAAGTAGTTGGCCTGCCGACTTGACGCTTTAGCTTCTCGATGCTTCGGCCGATCTTGTCAGCAGGCACTACGATGTTCCCCGGGACGCCTAACCGATGCTGGGCTTCTGGTTTGGGCGGCGTTTTTTTCCGGGGTGGCATGGCTTATCTTTCCAATGCCTGCGCGATGAACTCGGCTTCGATGTCGCTGCGATGGTATTCTGTATATCCATCCATCCAGCGGACAACCGTTCCCTCTGGTAGCGGCACGTTCATGTAACTGAACGATATCTCCGCCGGGAACTTCGCAGCCCGCTCTACGCGGCAGTAATAATATGCATTCCCTTGATGACTCACGCCTAAGCAGGTCTGGCGCAAGTTGATTACCCAGATCTGCTTCACGTCCGGGGCTTCATCGTCGAACCCGTAGTTATCATCGGGGTCGCCATATTCATACTCAAGCTCGTCCATATCGTATCTCCTTGTTCTGCTTGCAGTTTATCCTGCCAAGCTATTGGTATCAATGCTTTTTCGGCCCGACCATCCCCTCCAGATCTTCTAGGGGGTACATCGTAAAGCAACTAACTGGAATGTAGGCCATCATGTCGCGGTCGAGGGGGTCGTTGCGGTCTGTGCGGCCTCCCCAGCCAGTAGTGTACTTACATGTGGCGGCGTCTACCACACCAAGGTAATCATCCCACCGGACAATGATGCGGGCATGGCTGTCTGTGCCAAATGCCGCCTTCCGCAGGGCCTCTACCTTGGCGAGGTCAATCATGTAGGTGGGGTACGCGGTCGAGGGGTTCCATCGACACTTGACCTCGGCCCAGCCCCAGCCCTTCCCTTTGCGGGTCAAGACGAAATCTATTTCGCTGAAATCGCCAATCTTTTGACCCTCGATGCCGAAACGCCGGGTGACGCTATCCATGACCCGGCGCTCGTTGGCATCGCTTTCAATGCGACTATAGATCGGCATCTGCCGTCATGCCGAGGGCGTGGGTGTACAGATCCAGCAGGGCTTCCTGCTCTTCGCGCTCGGCCCGGTCCAGCTTACGCAGGCGGACGATCTGGCGAATGATCTTGGGGTCGAAGCCGTTCAGCTTGGCCTCGGTGTAAACGTCGCGGATGTCGCCGACGATATCGGCCTTCCGCTCTTCCAGCGTCTCGATCCGGGTGACGATGCTGTGAAGCTGCTCTGCTGCGATGCCTTGCGTCATATCTTTTCCTTTCATGTTTCCTGATCCACCCGCCCCGCAGTCTACGTCAGGCCCGCCGCCTGATCTCGCAGACTAACGGGGCTAGGTGGGGAGGAGCCATCCCCGTGCTTCATCGGCTCCCCGTCAGGCGCTGCCCGACGCACTAGGTACGGGCCACGGGACGATCAAACTGTTCGGGGGGCCATCCCATGCTTCAGCCCCCCGGGGTCACGCGCTAGCCAAAAACGAGCGAATTGGCTCATAGGACGAGGCGGCCATGCACAAGCAGGAGACCAGACCTTGCCGCCGTCCCCATTATAGCCGGGAGGAAGCCGGGGTCAAAAATAATCAACTTTTTTATTCTTTTTTCCGAATTATGCCGTTGCATCGCATATCGAGACGTGAGACAACATCGGTACGGCCGATGGCCGCAGGAGACACGCCATGAACACCACCGACCGCGCCGCCCGCTCGTTCAACGCCGCCGCCGCCGCTCTCGAAGCCGGGTTCTCCAGCAAGGCAGCCGTGAAGACCGCCATTGAAGACGCGACCCGCGCTTACGAGTATGGCTTCAAGGGTGTCGTTCACACTGCCCTGCTGGCCGTGGCCCGCGAGGACCGCAGCGTCAACTGGGACGAGCTTTACTGGGGCGTCCCCGATCTGCATGTCTGGAAGCCCAAGCACGTCGCTCTGTTTGCTGAGTTCGCCGATGCCGTCGCTTACGCCCAGACTTGCGCCGATCTGCGCGCCGCCATCAAGGCCGCCCCGATCACCCCCAAGGCCCCCAAGAACGACCGGGTCGAAGCCGTCGTGTCTCAGGTCCGCGACCTGATCGAGCTTCGCAAGGAGCAGTACGGTCGCGCCCTGCACCTGCATGAGATCTTCGGTCGCCTGCCGGTGACGGCTTCGTGGCATTGGGTGGTCAACGAGCATGGCACCGAGTTTACCCGGGTGTTCTTCTACCTCGCCGGTCGCCTGACCCCGCTCAACATCATCCTCGCGGCTCTGGACGCCACCGAGGAAAAATAATCGCGGGCTATTCCGCAATTCGCCGCGATATCTGGCGGATTGCGGAATACCTCGGCTAAACCATTGGCACACAAAACTTTAACTTGATTGCCCTTAATTGGTGATCTACGGCTATGTGAGAACAACCGAACGGGAGTTCCTCATGGCTCAAGCCAGACTAGCGCCACGCGAAGCATGGGCGATCATCAACGCCATCCAGCGCAAGGTTGATCAGGGGTACGTCCCGCCCGGCCACAACAGCAAGGGCAAGCCCGCCGCCATCAGCGAGGCCCTGCGCGAACTCTATCCAGACATTCCCCGAGGCAGCATCCACACCCGGTACATTGCCGCCTGCAATAGCCTCGGCAGGCCCCGTAAGTGGCCCGAGATGCAGGCTCTGACGTTCCCCGTTTTCCCCGATGGCCGGGTGCCCACGGAGGAATTGATCGACCGCATGAGCGCCGACTTCGAGCGCCGCAAGACGGCAGAAGACGCTCGCAAGTGGTTTGATGTAAAGGTCAACATCCCCGGCCCAATAGGCATTGCTTGGCTAGGTGATCCTCACGTAGATGATGACGGCTGTAACTGGCCGTTACTTCGCCACGACATCGATATTATTAAGCATACTTACGGTATGTTTGGAGCAAACATCGGCGATAGCGAGAACAACTGGGCTGGCCGCCTCGCTCATCTTTACAGCCAACAATCAACCAGCCGGGAGACGGCGAAACAGCTTGTTGAGTGGCTGTTTAGCCAGAGCGGCGTCGAGTGGATCGTCCTGCTCCTTGGCAACCATGATGCGTGGAACGGCAATGCAGACGCATTGTCCCGGATCGAGCGCGGAGGATCGCCGCTGGCGGACTGGAGCGCCCAGTTCAAGCTACGGTTCCCCAACGGACGATCAGGCCGTGTATGGGCCTCTCACGACTTCCCGGGCCACAGTCAGTGGAACCCGCTCCACGGTGCCCAGAAGGCAGCCAAGTTCACTGGGCTGGCCGACTTGTACATCTGCGGCCACAAGCACAACTGGTCCTTGTTCCAAGGCGAGGACGAGCATCGAGGCGATGTTTACTGGCTGGCCCGTGCCCGTGGGTACAAGCACATGGACGAGTACGGCCACCATCTTGGCTTTGGCAGCCAGAAGCACGGCTCAACCATTGTGTCGATCTTCGACCCCGACGCCACCGGGCCGGGCTTCCTGACATGTTTCGCCGATGTCGCTGCGGCGGCTGAGTATCTGATCTGGCTGCGAGCCAAGAGGGGTTTCTGATGTCGGAAGAAGACGAGATCATCATTGAGCAGGCCCCCAAGGAAGCCCTCGGCACGGACTACGAGGCAGAGACGCAGGACGAGCGCCGCCGTGTGTTCTCCCTCGCAGTCGTTGTGGATCGCACCGAGCCGATGCGGTTGTCGTGCGATGACTTTATGGCGATGTGTTCGCGGGTGAACCAGTGGCTGCGGGACGGCATTGAGGCCCAGCCTCCGGCGAAACCGACTCTTCGAGGTCTTCCCGGAGGGAAAGCCTGAGCCTTCGGGAGATTAGCTTGGCATACCCTGCAACGTCATCCCAGTTGTCGATCAAGTTAGGGTTGCCGTTCAGGATGCGGGCAATTTTCATGGCAATCAGGTCGAGGGCCTCACGCTGGTCGTCGGTCAGGTTCAGCCAACCGTGTGATGTCGTGATGACTGTTTTCAGCGATTGACTGATCTCGGCCAGATTGGAGAATGACCCGTATTGGGCTTCGCGGTCAGCCAGCAGCGTATCTGTGTCCATATCTCACCTCTAATTATCATGCCCCGCACTTCTAATTATCATGCGGCGGATGATTGAATTGTATCCCATATTCAGGGCTTGCACATCTGCGACCAATGGCCCATAACTACCCCACGGCCAGAGGCCGAGGAGACAACGACATGACCAACGTAACCAGCTGGGAC